GATCCGCTCTATGTGGTCGTGGGTAGCAACAACTACCTTACAATCCCCGTGGGTACTTAGGACTTTATCCATATCGGTTAGAGCGGGAGTGAACAAAGGATTCAAACTCAGCACTCTGGAATGTACTCGGAAGAGCACTCTCGTTTTCAATGGTGATAGTTGTATCCTGTGGTTTGGTGAACACGGGGAAGCGATAGAAGCCACTGTCGAGGCTAAGGGAACCAAGAGTAGAAGAACCTACCACATCAGGCGTAAAGATGTTCTCATAGGTGTCACGGAACTTAGGAGTTACCTTTACTTTGAAGTAAGCTGATTTGTCGTAGTACAGCGAGCCATTACGGATAAGCATCTTGGCTGCATTAGAGGGACTCTTACCGTTCCCTGCTTTAGCTTTGAAGAGCTGCTCAGAGAACGTATACTTCATTGTGTAAGGGAGACCTACCCAGACATCTGTATCGGCTGACACAGGACTGCTAAGGGTAACTGTAGAGCCGCTATTGGTGCAGTTAAGGGCTAACCCGTCAGTCGTATAGACCTGTACTGAGTTGTCCTCTGGGGTGTACGGCAGGGTGATTGTAGAGGAGCCAATGTCTACTGTGGTAGACACTCGACTGTCTAAGTGTGTAACATAACCAGCATTATCCTTTAAGCCAGACTCTAAGGGCATCTCAACTAGGTTGGTCTCTCCGTTGTTGGTGATGACTGCGTATAGGGTAGAGTCAATAAACTCGATACCTCGTATCTCACCTGTGAAGGTAAACTTAGACCAAGCACTCAGGACTTTCTGGTTGTTGTTCCAGAAGTAATTGTAGATGTATAAAGAGTCTTTCTTGTTAGCACTGAGGAGAGCTATAACGTCCTCCGATGTAGTCCCTGCCATTGCGATGATGTTACTAGGAATATAAGCGGGAACATGCTCAGTTACTTCTACAGCGTCATAGGTCTCTGTATTTCCGCTAAGAGCTAACTCACGGAGTCCTGTGTAGGAGCCACGAGTAAACGGGAAGTAGACATAGGAACCTAGTGGTGTAGGAGCTACCGAGTCATCCAAACTGAAGTTAGTTGTAGGAGACACTGAGACAGTCTTAGGTGTGAACAAGTCACCACCTTTCATCACGAACTGCACGTTGTCAGCAAACAACATTAAGTTCTCTTGGAAGATAGTAGCAGACTTCAGATTGGTGACTTTGGTACTACTTACGGTAATGTCGATTGGAGCGGAGTCGAGTAGGGAAGATACCGTGGTTCTGTAGAAGTTGAAGAACTCCCCAGCTTCGGAGAACACTACGCTGTCGTCGGTGATGAATCCTAAGCGATTTTTGAAGAATACAACGTCGTTAATTGTTTTACCAACAAACGATGGATTTGGGTTCGTCTCTTCATCTCCTGCTGCACGCTTTGTATAGTCTAAAGCTACAACCTCAAGCGTATTAAGGTTAGTGCTTCGGATAGTCATTGGCATGGAGTTTACGTTAAAGCCATCAGAGATATTTGGAGCTACCGTTTCCTCCCAAGCTCCTTCCCCAAAGTCTGAGCCACTATTAGTTGTAAACTTTACCCAATAGTTATCTTGGTTTAAATCAGCATCCCCCACGACTTCTACTACGAAGTTATTTGGAGCTTTTGTTGGCAGGTCTGAGAGGGCATCTATACGTTTATATACTGCTTTAATCCCTGCACCACCTAATCCGTCTGCTGTTTCTAAGGTGAAATCACCGCTTGCTCCAATGTGCTGGATGATAATGGTATTTCCTTCTTTGCTAGTTATCATTGACGAGCCATTAAAAGGTGGGTTAGTGGAAATAGGGACAGTGCTGAAAGAACTTGCAGCGTACGTGGCGTTAAACAACGAAGTAGCAATATTTGTTGTGTCAGCATCTGCTGCTACGGTATTTCTGGACCCTGTTGTGAGGAAAACGTAGTCCGTTCCAGTAACAAGATCCCCTTGAACGGTTGCTGTGATTGAGGCACTGTAGTTATCAGCAAAACTACCTCCAGTAGCCTGAGCATCATGTTGACCAAACGAACCCGCAGTAACCACCGTAGCTGAACTTACTTGACCGTTGGAAAAGGTAACATCTATCTGAGGATTAACATTGATATCCGACCAAGTAGTTCCATTAGATGTTTGCCCTAGAGTACCCCAATTGAAATCTAAGTTTAACGTCGTAGGAGAGTTTGCGGGATAACCGCTCCCAGCATTTAGTATCGTAACCCCAGAGATGCGGAATCTTTCCCAGACAGTATGAGAATAATAGCTTTCTACGTTTACTTGAAAAGTAGCAGTAGAGCTTGAGGTTGTTCCACTGATGTTTCCCCCAACAGTAACCTCATACTTCTTCTCATAGTCTCCTTGGGCGATGTAAACAAAGCCCTTCTTTTCGAGGGCTGGTGTCTTAGTTTGTGATAGAGAGACGCTGACTTCTTTATTTACGATGAATGTATTGTCAGCCACCGTAAGAGCTTTTAGACTCTCTCTAGGAGTGCTTGTTTGAAGATAGGTTGGAGGAGTAAGAGGAGACGTACTTCCATTCATTAAACACTTAACGCCCGTCACAATGTTCCAAGCTTCTATCCCCGAACCAGTGTGGATAACTACATACTTCTCGTTGTCATCACGATTGATAAAATGAACGAAGCTATCTGCATCAATAGCCGTCTCTAACAACCTAGCAACATGCCGAGTGTTAGGGCGCTTCTTCAGTCCCTCCGCAACAGAGCTAAGAGCGTTTTCCTGCTCCTCACATTGTCCATCAAAACGAGTGGCATCGGGTTGTTGAGAGACACCTTGGATAAGGTTAGGAACACTGGTGTTAATTAAAGGCATTATGTAAGGTCGTAGTTACGGTTGATACCAATTCTGGAGGCGGCGTCATAGTTGTCAAATACTGAGTAATTAGCATCATCAAACTCACGGTCTTTAAAGTAAGCCCGTAGCTCTGCTTCCATCTTAGGAAGACGCTGGATGTCTACACCGCTTTGTGGGTATAACTCGGTCAATAGGATAGCCACACGAACACTGAGATACTCACGGTATTTCTGTGGGGTATAAGATAAAGTGCGCTTGTAAATCACCTTAGCTTTGATAGGCGAAGTCCAATTATTGGCTGATTTTTTATTAAGGTCGTAGAGGTAACCTCCGAATTCCATTCGCGTATCATAATCATAAGCTTCCACGGAAAGCATGGTGTTATTAATAATTATTTGACCGCTTCCATTTGGAGTGAGTTCTACGTCCTCTTCGGTATTAAACCACCAACCACGCCCTTGTAGCTCTGTGTCGGTGTCACGCAGTAGGCGAACACACTCAGAGGCTAAGGAGTTGTCGTTAAGAGCTGTCACAGGAGGCTCACCTATAAAGCGCATCACCTTGTTGACTTCAGAAAGCTCTGTGGCGTCTGTGCCTGTCTCCGTAGCTGTCGCTAGGCGTAACTTAGCAGCATCCTTCAGCATCTCTACCTTCTTGTAGGCAGGCGTCTGTTGGAAAGGAATCTCACCTCGAACGTTAATAGCACTCTCTTGAATACCCATCATACGCATTTCAGCGGCGTAGTCTCTGTATGTATCCTGAGTACCCGCTACCACACCATCGTAGAAAGCTTTTTCGGCTGTGACTTCGATAGCAGTCTGGGCGTCTAGTTGGGTCTTCTGGGAGGTCTTTAAGGCTGTGTCAGCATCAAGAGCAGTCCCTTGTTTGCCCTTGAGAGTAGTATCAGCAGCTACATCAGTAGCTTGTGCATCAACGAGGCTCCCTTGTTTACCTTTCAGGGTGGTATCCGCAGCGACATCTGTAGCTTGGGCATCTACCAAGGAACCTTGCTTTCCCTTGAGAGTAGTATCAGCAGCTACATCCGTAGCCTGAGCATCTACTAAGGAACCCTGTTTTCCTTTCAGGGTTGTATCAGCAGCGACATCTAATGCCTGTGCTTCTACTAGGTCTTCCTGCTCACCGAGGAGGGAAGTCTCTGCAACAACCTTTAAGGCATTTTGAATCTCAGTAAGAGCTTGCTTGTCAATTAAAGAGCCTTGTTTACCTTTGATGGTAGTATCAGCTCCAATGTCTGTTGCTTTAGCGACTTCAGTCAACGCTTGTTTAAC